CCCCCCCCTCTATCTCTTTAAAAAGGTCTATAACATAGTCAGTTTCGTTAAATTCATTCTGAATATCATAGTCGTAGGCTTCAATTCCATACTTTTTGAAAGCATTCTTGAATGTGCCTGACTGCTCAAATAAACAATGTACTATCATTCTAAATCCGCCAAAAGGAAACCTCGGTTTTATGTCGCGACAACCTATTCCTTTCTGATAAATTAATTAATGTTTAATATTTTCGCTACACCACTGCTCTTGTATCTCATCATCGGTCTTATCTCATCCACGGATGTCGTACCACGCAAACGCTACCTCTGTCAGACCGATTATGCCGAACACTATGAGGGTAGTGTATACTACTGCTGTTAAGTTGGTCATTCTGCATCGCTCCTTTATTTTCATGAATTGTCACGCATTTTTAATTCATTGAGCCATTCAGTTTCATCAATTTCATTCCAATTAACTGCATTTGACTCATCAGTTCCAACAGGAATAAAATTGCCTTCTAAATCTTCTGCGACTAAACAGGGCGAATAATACATATCAGAATTTACTTCTCCTAATATGTGCATTTTCTTTCCTGTGCTATGTTCATAATGTTTGCCAACTTCAAATATCATTCTTCATCACTCCAATCAATAGCTTGTCCGCAAGCTTCACAATAAGTTATTTTTTTCCTTGATTTTACTTTCTTGTGGCGCAATAAAATACACTTCTGTCAAATCACAATCACATGCAGGGCATGTATGAGCTTCTTTTTTCACTCCCCAAGATGAATCTATTGTTTTATTCGGTTTCTTCGGTATCTGTTTTTCAAGTGCTGATATTGCAAATCTAATTGCTTCTAAAACGTTGTAATCAGGGTATGGCTTCCATCTTTCTTTTAGATACTCAAAATGTATTCGCAAAAATTCAATCGCTTTTTTCGCTGTCATACTATCCCTCGCTTTCTTCCACTTCGTACCTATCCTCGTGAATTTCCCTATCCTCTTCGTGGGAATAAGCTCTTTTACAATGTGTGCAAAAAGCTAAAAGCTCCTTTATGTTTGTACTTTTCTCGTATTTGCAACCGCTACATGGGCTTGGTTCTTTATTATTCTTTTCTGTCATGCTATCCCTCGATTCTCGCAGTTTTGCTGTAAAGTCCTAGCTTTTTCATTTTTTTAAGAAAAAGCTTCATTTCATATCCTGTAAGGCCAACATTAGTGTTTCCAATCTTCTTTTCGTCCATCAAGTCTCTGTCATACGACTGTAAAATATGACGGCCTGAAGCTTTATGCCAAATGTCAACGCACTGCCAATAATTGTACTTTGTATTGTAGCGTTCATATTGAGCGCCATGCTTATCTTCACAGATTTTGTTGAATCCAATCTCTTTTAATTTTTCGTCTACGTTTTTAAATATTCTCATATTTTCTCCTATTCTGCTTCTGATTGAAGCTCTTTAATCCACCCATCATAATCCCATGAGCTTCCACATATAGCATCACTCGTTACAGTCGTTAGAAATTCTGCTATGCCGTATCATTTAAAAGCTGTCGTGTGTCGTTTATCGTGAGTGGATTGTTTCTCTGATAAATCCTAATCAACTGTTGCATCGGGATTAAATTAATCTCTTTCTGCACATCAATGCCGTATCTGACTCTCAAAAGTTCGGCAAGCGTTTCAGTTTTCATTTCATTTTCGGTCTGTGCCCTTTCAAGGTACTCATTTATGGTTCTTTCAAGCCTTACAATGCGCTTATTTCCAAACCCATGGTGCAAATACAGTACATAGTACCCTAAATCCATAAAGTCTGTGAAAGACCGCCTTACGAGCTTTCTACGGTTATTGCTGTTTTTCAGCGTAACTTTTTCTGATTTTGTCCATGTAAAATCCGGCTCTTTGTGCTTTTTCTTTGGTTTCAGTTTGTTGCTCATATTTCTTCATTCTTTCTTCAAGTTCTCGTCTCGTTCTGTTAAAACAGGCTTCTGTAGTTTCTTCTGTGACTTTTACAAGTTCTTTACCGCGCCACCGGATAGTTATTTTTGCTTCCTTGCTATTGGTTTTGTAAATCATTTGCAAGTCATATTTCCTTTGCAGCGGTCGGTAAAAATCGTAAAAATCTTTCAAGGTGTCCATTGTGGACTCCTTTCTTTTATCTTCTGCCGTGCCAAGTTTGCCTTTTCGCAAGTTGCATTCTTAACGTTCTTCTGATAGTGCTTTTCACAAACCTTATATCCGGATTTTACCGGATTATCGCAGAAAAAACATAGTCCTTGTTCATATCTGCCAGTTCTTTCAGGCATTTTAACGCGTGCTCTTCTCATTGTTTCCCGACAAAATGTGCAAGTAGTATGCCCCGGGTCTGCTTTCCTTTTACGGCAACGCGTGCATATGCCATTTTTCTTGTCTTTCTCGTATCGTGCTTTTCGCCATGCTTTTTGTCGCTCATTGTATTTTTCAACATCAGCAGCACGTTTCTTTGACATGGCTTTGGCTGATTTTGCCCTACACTCAACACAGCTTTTTTCGTCACCATACAGCAAGTTTTTGCCACATCTAGGGCAAACACCAACTGCCTGTAATTTTTTATAAAGCTCTCGGCCATATGCTGTGCGTTTGCTGTTACATGCCGTACAAACCACACCTTCTCTATCAAGTGGTTTTCCACAAAGCACGCAAAGGTTACTAGCTTTTCGCTCTTCATATCTCTGCCTAGAATACTTGTCTTTTATCATTTTTCGCTAGGAGTAAAGCCAGCTTTAATTGTGCGCACAAACCTCTTTACCTCCTATCTTTTCATCTGCTCGATACGTTCCTTAATTTCTTTCGGCATTGGAATGCCTTTAATCGGCTTATTTTGGCTTTTATTATCTTCAAGTGATAATTTTATCGTCTGTTGATTTTTAGAGCCGATTTGAGCCGAATACGAGCTTCTATTGGTGTTTTCAATCAATGTCTGTATATCCTTTGGCATTTTTTGGTATTCATTCGCTCGATTAACAACTGCCCTGTAGGTCCTCATAAAGTTCGACTGCACTACGTTTTCAATGCTCTTGCTGTCCGTCAGCGCCCAGTTTCTAAGATTATCAGGACTCCCGACAGCCTTTTGTACGAGTGGCGGCAGCTTATTAAATTCTTCAACTGCGCCATAGTAGCCATTTCGTAGTGCCCTGCTAACAAGGAACCACGCTTCCATTTCGTTAAGCTCCTGTGGGGATTGAACCTCATGCAGTTTGTTAATTAACTGTCCGATGCTCGGTGCAAATCCGCTTGTATCGGAATGCACGTAAGTTTTCAATGCCATAGATATTTGACTGTAGTCGTATTCATTTAACATCATGTTCCACACATCTACTGTCTCTGATAAATTGCTCGGCTTGTAATTGGGGTAGCAATCACACATTATACGAATAATCTTAACTGTCTCGTCTCTTGTCAAGAATCGCCACCCACCTTTAGAAGCTCCGCAATTTCCTCGATAAGATTGTTCTCCATTGTTGTCTTTGATTTAAATAAATTCACAACATCGTCAACAGCTTCATTGTAGCCAACTGTATATCCGTGGTTATATCCGGCTTGCCTGTTTTCGTTCAGTATCTGTGTTTCATTGTGCTTAAACAGCCTTGCCTCATCTTTGGTCAGCCACTTTATCCATTTACCGCACTTATTGCAATATAGACCTACTTGTGTACCTTTTTCCTCGATAAACCCATTCACAATCCCACATTTATTACAAGTTATTGTCATTTATTATCACTCCTTTACACATTATCCCAATCAATGGTGCCTTTATTAGCTGAATGTGGCTCATTGTCCTTTAGTGCAAACAGCCCTTGCCAACAATGGTCTACTGACTGATTAAGAATTTTAACTGCCAAATCGTTATCGCCATTTGATAGTTTCTCAATAGTGTTCATAGCTCGGTGTAATGCCATGTCGGTGCATATCGGTTTCTTAATCTTCTTTCGCATTGTCAGATATTCCTGAAAAGCACTCTCTAGCATTGCATCATCAGGATAGTAGACAGTTTTCTTTTTAAATATTGATTTATCAATATCTTTTTCTTTTATATCCTTATCTTCACTATCCTTAACTATACTATTCTTATCTAAACTTACCTTACCTATACTATCCTTACCTACGGATACATCTTGTATACATTTTGTATCCATTTTGTTTACATCAAGCGTATATGCCTTGTTTTTCTTTAATCCCAACATTGATTTTTCTTCAACATAATCAGTAGGTCTGTATCTGTCTGCCTGTATGTAATTGTGCATTTTCCAATGCTTAATCACAATTACACCGCTTTCAAATAAGAGCACAAACGATTTTGCAAGCAATAGTTTAAAATCATCATCGGAAGCACCACACATTCGCTGTATTTTCTTAGGATTATTAACAAATCCATCATCGTCAGCATTCATGGATAGGTGAAAATAAAGCATTTGAGTACTGCTCGGCATATCGAGAAAAGCGTCACTTTCAGTTATTTTCTTAGCAAACATTCTACGTTCTGCCATTTTTAATCTCCTATTTTCTTCAAGTTTCGGTTGATATATTTTAATCTTTTCCCTCGTGGTTTATATTGTTATATCTTTTTCTCAATGTGTTCTGCACCTTATTCATACCCTTGAAACCACCGACAATAAAAGCTATTTCTGCTCTATTTTCCGTTGCCTTTGTTTCTGCTTCCATATCGTGTAGTCCGTACTCTGCCTGAATAATTTCATTTGCAGTAATTCTTTTCAGAATTTCATCAGCTTTCTTCTTTGTTATAATTTTCATTTACTTTACCTTCCTTTAACTGTTCTGCTAGTCTGTCAATAGCACCATAAATAAATTCATTCTCATTTCTATTTCTGATATTCCAATTATGTTTTTTCACTACCTTAACAAAATCATCAACAGCTTTGTTATAACTATCAAGCCTGGCATTTCTGTATTTCAATATCTCATTATTCAAAGTTTCTTCGCCCCAATCTCCGCTATCAAACCATTCAACAGCTTTAAATACAGGACTAAGTGTTTCAAAAAGTGTTTCTATTCGTATACTTGCCGACTTGATATACTCAACTAGTCTCTGTGTATCTTTAGCCGCATCTTTAAAACCTGCACTATTCAATCTATCAACCATATCTTGCAGTAATTCTGTTGACGAACCATTCATAAGCTCGTCAATATCTTTGCAAAACAAATAGTTCCAACTCCCACCGCTCATTCTGAATCACCCACTTTCAATAAATCCATAAATTTCTCATACTGTTTCTGCGATACTTTGTTACACTTCTTATCGTCTCTGATTTCGATTTTAAGGTGTTTTTCAGCGATAGAGGATAATTCCCTCGCTAACACCTTTTTGCCTTGCTGTATGCCCTGCATATAGCCTTTAGGTGCTTTTCTCTCGCCTATTGAACCACTAGCACGATTTTCTCCTTGACCACCTAAACTGACATTCCTAAGCTGATAGCCCTTATCAGCATATAGCTTGATGTAATACTTCTCCTTTTCGTCAAGCTGACTTTCGGGGAAATTCAGGAATTCAACTCGCCAACCATAAGGATTTTTCTCTTTGTCATACAGCTTGTGTTTGCGTAAACTAAGGTCTATGTGCTGTTCATAACCTACAAGGTGGCTTGCCAATCTGCTAAGCGTATGCACCGCCTGTCCGATATACGCATACTTAAATCCGTTTTCATCTTCTCGAATCAAGAAGTATATCCCGCTTTTGTCATTCAGTTTTGGATTCAGCTTCAATAGTCGCTTTTTGTTTTCCTGTTCTATCGCCTTGGCTCTTGCTATGTTCTGATAATTCAAGCGTTACCACCTGCCTTTACTATCTCGATTGCCTTATCAATCCACTTAACATCAGCGTTCATATTCTCATATAGCATATAAGCCTTAGTTTCTTTCAACTGTTCCACAACAGCATCCACATCAAAAGCTGTCGGATATTTATCCAGTAATAGCAATACTGTATTTGTATTGACCAAAGTTCCATTACTTAAAGTAACCGATTCTAAATCTTTCTTTAGTGTGTCAACATCAATTAATCTCATTTTTATCACGCTCCAATAATATGCATTCAGTTTCAAAGAGTTTTTCAGATATATCTTTTGAATTAACTCTGCTCTCAAATTCCTTGATAAAATCTCTGTATGCCTGTTTTCTAACTTTTCGGTCATGCTCGGTACAATCAAGCTCATCGAATGAGATATTGATTTTTCTGATAAAACTGTAACTTGATTTATCAGAATTGATATTCATGTATCTTTCAGTGCATATTGGCATAATGCCATTTTTCTGTAGCAGTTCTGTAATCTGAAATACAAACGCTCTTACAACTGCAATATCTTTTTGCTCCGACATATCCTTTGCAATGTTCGCAAATACTTCGTTTGTATAATCCATTATTTTCCCTTTCTAGGACAGCCGTTATTGACTGCCCTATAATCAACCGACTTTTAGTTAAATGGTAATTCCTCGCCAATACCATCAGGGATTGACATAAAGGAATCTGAATCAGCACTTGGACTGTTTCTACCTATAATTCCATTACTATTGTTCTGTTGATTGGCACGGCTTTCGCAAAATTCGTGTCTTTCAACTACGCAATCATTAGTGTAGATTTTTCGTCCATCCTTGTTAGTGTAGTTGCCTGTCTGCCATCTACCCTCAACGATAATCTTAGTTCCTTGGTGCAAATACTTCTCTGCAAACTCTCCATTCTTGCCAAATGCGATACAGTTAATAAAGTCTGCTGCCTGTTCACCATCTTTCTTAAAAGCTCTGTCAACAGCTAATGTGTACCTTGCTACCGCCGTACTTCCGTTTGCTGTCTGTGAATATCTAATCTCTGGCTGTTTAGTCAGTCTCCCACATAAAATTACACGATTCATTACTTTTCCTCACTTTCTAATAACTCTTTATTCTTCTATCAAAATCACGCTTGTTTACACTTTCAAGAAGCTTAATCATTTTCTCCACCTCTCAATTCTTTCAGTTTTGCCTCGGCTTTTTCTTTTGTGGAAAAATATTTGCAGTTTTCCTTGTCGATACTTTCAATCTCATATATTGCAAGCTCCCTTATAGGTCTTTTCATAACCATTGCATACTTAGGATTGTTTATATCAACAATAAAATACACGTCTTTACAAGGCAATTTAACAAGCCTGCCCTGTTCCTCTAAGTGCTGATACTCTTTTAACCGTTCTCTATAAGTCTCTGCGAAATCTCTAAGATGTCTTATCACATCCCACTTAAACATGTTCTTTTCGACTTCAATAAGACTTTCAGCAGTCTTTATTGTTTCCTCAAAAGTCCATCCGTTTATCGCTTCATCAATATTCATTACTGCTCCCTTCTACCACACTGGGTAATAATTCCCTTTATCATCCACAACCCAATAACCTGTGCTCCAAGTATCAGTTAATGGGTCATAGACTTTTCTACCTTTAATCATTGTCAAAACTCCTATCTGTCATAATTTCAGCAAATCTCTTAGCAAGAATTTCTTTGATATTCTTTTCTACAAAATCGCCGATACTTTTTTCAGTCCTATCTTTCACAAACTGCTCAAAAGAAACACTTTGTATCTTCCTGTCACTACTCCAACTTGGAGCAGATACAAGCCTTTCAATTCTCTTATCAACAATTTTTGTAATTTCTTCATCAAGATTTTTATAAATAACTTTCTCTACATATTCGTCCATAGCAATCTTGACTTTTTCTTCAATTTCCTCGCTATTGAGAGATATATTTAAAATCATTTTTGGTTCAGATTTCTTCATTTCAATTCTCCTTTCTAGAACGGACACTCACTAGGATTTTTCAAATCCCAGCTTTTTCCTGCAACCGCAACATCTACATTCGCCCCATAAGCAACCTTTTTCATCTTCTCGATGAAACTATCACTATCAGCATTTTCACTTGATAGATGGCACATAATGACGTTCTGCAAGTTATCTGAATAATTCGCTTTAACAAAATCGCAAGCTGTGTCAATGCTTAAATGACCTCTGAAAACGTGATTAGCTTTGCCTGTGTTATCCTTGTCTATTAAATCCTTGTCATAATTCACACCTAAGAGAATGTGGTTTATGTCTCTAAACTTCCACTTGACAACCTCACAATCGGTTATGTAAAGCATTCTTCCCATTTCCTTGTGAGTAATCAGAAAGCCGTATATCGGACAAGGTGTTCCGTCTGCATTGGTGTGTGTCCAGTTTCCGTCTATTGTTGTTAGGTCAAATGTTCTCACAGTAAAATAAGAATTTGCCAGAAACTGGTTCATAAGCAAGGTTTCGTATGGCTTACATATGGGAATACCCATAGTTTCAAAATCTTTTACTGACTTGCTGTGGTCAAGGTGTTTATGGGTGCATAACACACCCACAACATCTTTAATGTTCCAATCTAAGCCTTTTTTAATCTCCTTAATCGGTATTCCGCAATCAAGGATAAGTGTTTCTCCGCTGTTGGAAGTTAAGGTGTAGCAATTACCTGTACTTCCTGTCGCTATACATTTAAGTTTCATTTAAGTACTCCTTTAATACTTAATATTCATATTTCCGTGTTCATTCACCCAATCAATAGCTTCTGCGTATGTCACGCCATTGTTTTTCAAGATGTAAAGCAGATTATGGAATTTAGGATGTGTTTCTTTCAGCCTTAAAAATCTGCTTTCTTTCTCTAAGTGACATCCAAATCCGCATAGTACGCAGCCGGTTCTTTGACAACCTGTTGTTTTCAGCAACGGTCTTTCCTTGTCAAAAATCCCGAAATCAGCAAATGACATCTGATTTTCGCATTGCCCCATAGCTTCATAATCTGTGACTACTTCGCCATAAACGGAACATATTGGCAAATTGTTTTCTTTGATGTAAAGCAGCACATCCTGTTCCGTCCAAAATGACATAGGATTACTTGTTGGAATTTTCAAGTCAAATCCATTACAACCATTCTGTAACCACTGCGAAGTCCTTAATTTACTTTCGCAAGCCATTTGAGCGGTAATGGGTACTCTACCTGTATCTTTGTTGTATTGATGCAAAGGCTGTTTCTTCATTACCTTGCAACATTGGTTAGATACTTCAAATGGTGCATTTAGCATAAATAAGTACTTTGACCTGTCATACATACTGTCAAAATCCTTACTCTTGACACCAAATAACTGTCTTACTCTGATAGGAGCCTTCAGAATTTCGCTAGGGATATTCCCCATCTTTATATCCACAAATGCTTTGTTTTCCTTGTCTATTCTCCTGTCTATTCCTATCAAGTCGGCTATGCGATAAGCAAACGGAAGCCCTGTCTGTCTGTCTGTCTGTCTGT